TAACCCCTCATGGCGAAGGAATCGGGCCTTGGGTGGACGACCTGCTCTGTCGACGACAGTGCGGGCTCGGCGCAGGCCATCAAGAACGACATCACCAACCTGGCGTTCTCGACGCCCCGCGGCGTGCAGGACATCACTGGCATCGACAAGAGCGCCTATGAGCGCCTGCTGCTGCTGGCCGACTTCTCGATCACGCTCAACGGCGTGTTCGACGACAGCTCGGCGGCGAACGCGCACGCGGTGTTCAAGACCGTGCCGAGTACCTCGGTTGCCAGGACGGTCACGCTCACGGTGTCCGGCGACACCCTCGCCAACGAGGTGCTGTTCACCGACTACCCGCTCACCCGTTCCGCGGCAGGCGAGCTCACCTTCGCGGTTCCCGGCGTGCTCGCCGACGGCACCGTGCCCACGTGGGCGTGAGGTAGCGACATGGGATTCAAGGCACCGGGGCGCCGGACGGTCACGCTCCCGTTCACGGGAGAGCTCGAAGGGCTCGTCGTGACCGTCCGGCGGGCGAGTCAGTCCGCGCTACGGGCTGCCGCCGAGCTCATGGAGTTGACGGACGGGCCGGACATCACCGAGTCGGACGCGCGGGCGATCCTCGGCCTGTTCGACCGCTTCGCCCGCGCGCTCGTCTCGTGGAACGTCGAGGACCCCGAGACCGGCGACCCCATCCCGGCCACGGCCGAGGGCATCGCCGATCTTGACGACGACTTCGTGCTCAAGATCATCATGGGATGGCTGACCACGGTCGAGACCGACGGCGGCGGGCAGGCCGTCATCACCGCGGCCGAGCTGCACGCCGAGGCGCTGGCCGAGGAAGCCGACGCCGAACTCGTGGCGTCGCTGCCGGTCGAGGCGCTCGACTGACCCGTCGTACCGATTCCGTTGCCGCACAAGGGAGGTGAACCGCAGTGAGTCAGAACACCGTTGACATCACGGTGCGGTCGACGGATCAGTCGGCGAAGGGCCTCGACCAGGCCAACAAGAACGCGGGCAAGTTCAAGGACACGTTGCGCGAGATCGGCAAGACCGCCGCGGGCGTGCTCACGGCCGACATCGCGATGAAGGCCGCGCAGGGCATCAAGAACTTGGTCACGGACTCGGTCAAGCAGGCGAGCGATCTCAACGAGTCACTCAACGCCGTGAACGTGACGTTCGGGTCGAGCGCGAAGCAGATCACCGATTGGGGCAAGCAGAACGCCGCCTCGTTCGGCCTCTCGCAGAGCGCGTTCAACGCGATGGCGACGCCGCTCGGGGCCATGCTCAAGAACACCGGGCTCTCGATGCAGGACACAACGAAGTGGACGATCGACCTCACCAAGCGCGCCGCCGACATGGCGAGCGTCTTCAATACGTCGGTGCCGGACGCCCTGCAAGCGATTCAGGCTGGCCTGCGCGGCGAGGCTGACCCGCTCGAACGGTACGGCGTCGGGCTCTCGGCGGCCAAGGTGGAGGCTGCCGCGCTCGCCGAGACCGGCAAGCGCGCGGCGTCGTCGCTCACCGAGCAGGAGAAGGCGACGGCCCGCCTCAACATCATCATGAAGCAGACCTCGCAGACGCAAGGCGACTTCCAGAACACCTCGGACGGGGCGGCCAATGCAGCCAGGATCGCCTCGGCGCAGTTCGACAACGCAAAGGCATCTCTCGGCAACGCGCTACTGCCCATCCTCGCGAAGGCCGCCACGGCGGCGGCCACGCTCGCCGAGGGCTTCAACAACCTGCCGGGCCCGATGCAGGCGACGATCGTCATCCTCGGCGCCGTCGGTGCCGCCGCCGTGCTGCTCGGCCCCAAGATCAAGGCCGCCCACACCGAGATGCGCAACCTCGGACAGGGCGCGCTCTCGGCCGACACCAGGCTCGGGGGGATGGCCCGGAGCGCGGGCAAGGTCGCCGGTGCCCTCGGAGCGATGGCGACGGCCTCGGCTTTCATGTCCTCAGATGCTGGGGCGAAGGGCGTCGACACCACACGCAAGGCGCTCGAAGAGCTGCGCAAGAGCGGCAAGGACGGCTCGGGCACCTTGCAGCACATCGACTTCGACCTCAAAAGCATCAACGACTCGGGTCGCAACGCAGCGGCTGGCATCGAAACGTTCACGGGCTTCATCGCTGAGGGGCTCGGGCAGGGCTGGCAGAAGATCGACGCCGTCAATCAGCGGATGCAGGCTCTCGACTCAAGCCTCGCCGGAATGGTGTCGAGCGGCAACGCCAAGGAAGCCGCCGAGGACTTCGAGCTGTTGCGGCGCAAGGCCGAAGAGCAGGGCACGAGCGTCGAGAAGCTCAAGGAGTTCTTCCCGCAGTATCAGAACGCCCTCGACGCCGCCGCTCGCGAGAACACCAACACCGCGGACGCGGCGAAGAACCTCACGCAGACGGTCGACCAGCAGCGCGAGGCCATCGACAAGGCGGCCGACGCGCTGCTCGGCCAGCGCGATGCGATGCGGGGGCTCGAATCGAGCTACGACGACGCCACCGAGGCGATCAGGAAAAACGGCAGGACCCTCGACATCGGCAGCGAGAAGGGCCGCGCCAATCAGGACGCGCTCGACGGCATCGCCTCGGCAGCCAAGAAAGCCGCTCAGGCCACCATCGCACAGGGCGGCTCGCAGGCCGAGGCTAACGCGATTATGGCGACGGCACGCTCGCGCTTCATCGCAACGGCAACGGCTATGGGCATGGGCGCCTCGCAGGCGAGGACTCTCGCCGGCAGGCTGTTCGCCATCCCCAAGAACACGAACGCGAACGTCAACGTGAACACGGGGACGGCGAACGCCCGGCTCGACGCGCTGCGTGCGAAGCTCTTCTCGGTGCGTGGCCTGCTGGCAGACGTCAACGCAGGTACCTACGGCCACGGGCTCGGCGTCTACAAGGCGACCGGCGGCATCGTGGGCCGGGCGGCGACCGGCGGTATCCGCTCGAACATGGTCATGACCGGCGAACACGGCCCCGAGATCCTCGATCTACCGCCGGGCACGCAGGTGCACAGCAACCCGGACACCGAGCGGATGCTCGGCGCGACGGGCGCCTCGTCACAGCCGTTCGTCGTCATCCTCCAGATCGGCGAGCAGAAGCTCGGCGAGATCCTCGTCGATCCCATGCGCCGTGCGGTTCGAGCCCGCGGCGGCAACGTGCAGGCGGTACTCGGATGACTTTCCCCGCTACTCCTCTCCCGATGGGCGTCGAGCTCTACATCGATGGCGCTTGGACGGACATCACCCCCTATGTCTACTCGCGCGACTCCATCGACGTCCGGCGCGGGAAGTCGTCAGAGGGTGGCCTCGCAGACCCGTCGAGCATGACCCTCACGCTCAACAACCGCGACGGTCGCTGGTCACCTCGCAACCCGAGCGGCGCCTACTACGGCAAGATTGGCCGCAACACGAAGGTGCGCGCGTGGGTCGAGAACGGGATGCCTCGTCAGCCGCTCGGCTCGGGCTACTACTTCTCGACCCCAGACTCGGCAGCTCTGAGCATCACGGGCGACATCGATATCAGGGCAGACGCATGGATGTTCTCGTGGCGCCCCATCGCTCCGACCTTCATCGGGCCGTTCAAGACGGGCAGCTATGGCATCTACGTGACGACCGCCGGATACCTCGTCATGTATTGGAGTGCCGACGGGACTAACTACGACACCCTCTCGTCCAGCGAGCCGGTCCCCGGACCGACGACCGGGCGCCGCGCCGTGCGAGCAACGCTCGACGTGAACAACGGCGCCGGTGGCAAGACGGCGCGGTTCTACTACAGCGACGACAACACGATCAGTGGGACGTGGATCGAGTTCGGTTCGGCCGATACTACCGCGGGGACGACGAGCATCTTCAACTCGGCTAATGCGCTGCTCTCTACGTTCTCTTGGCGTGGCGAGTGCTACGACCTGGAGATCAGGAACGGTATCGGCGGCTCGATCGTCGCCAAGCCCGCCTTCACCACGCGGACCGTCGGGGCGTCGTCGTTCGCCGACTCATACGGCAACACGTGGACCGGCCAGGGTGGGGCTACGGTCTCGAACCGGCACTACCGCTTCTATGGCGAGGTGGCAGAGTGGCCTCAGAAGTGGGACCGCAGCGGCCGAGACGTCTACGTTCCCGTTGAGTGTTCGGGCATTCTGCGTCGCCTCGGGCAGGGCAACTCTCCGGTCGCGAGTGCCCTGTTCCACGGAACGAGGGCGATCGGCTCTGCACTGCGCGCTTACTGGCCCTTCGAGGACTCTGACGGCTCTACCACGATGACGGCTGGCATCGACGGTGGCCGGGTTGCCGTTGTCCGCGGTACGCCTTCGCTCGCCGCCTACTCGGACTTCGTCTGCTCCGACGCTATCCCCACCGTGGGGACCGGGCGCTTCTACTGCCCCGTCACGCCGTACACCAACACTGACAAGTTCCAGGTTCGGTTCCTTCTCAAGCTCTCGACGAGCATCGCGAACAATACGGTGATCGCTCGCATCTACACCAACAACACCCTCGGGTGGATTGACGTCGTCTACCAGACGACGAGCGGCGGGCAGCTCTACCTGCAGCCCTACACCAACCTCGGTGTGGCGACGACGGCGAGCGGAGTTCTCAATACGACCCAAGCAACCGGCGTGGGCGGCGGCGTCAACTCCGTACCCCTGCGGCTCGATGTCGAGGCCAGTAAGAACGGCGCGGGGGTTGACTTCCTGATCGCCGAACTCGAACCGGAGCAGAGCACGGGGTGGACCAACACCGGAAACGTGGCATCGGCCACGCTCGGGGCCTGCACGCAGGTGATCATCAATCCGAATGGTGCCAACCTCGGCGACACGGCGATCGGGCACGTGACGGTCGAGGACACCATCACGACCGTTTTCGATCTACAGGACGAGCTCGCCGCGTACCGTGGCGAAGAGGCGGTGTTGCGGGCCTACCGCATCCTCAACGAAAACTCGGTGACGTCGTGGCTGGCCGGTTACGGCGGCGAGTCCGAGCTCATGGGCTATGAGAGACAGGCATCGTTCCTGGCGCTCGTGCGGGAGTGCGAGGCGGCGGATGGCGGCGTTCTCTACGAGCCGCGCCAAGAATACGGGCTCGCCTACCGGTCTCTCGAATCGCTCTTCGGGCAGGCCGCCGTCGTGCCGCTCGACTACGCGAACCAGAATCTCCAGCAGTTCGAGCCGGTGGACGACGACCGCAACACTCGCAACAAGGTCACGGTGACGCGGGTCGACGGAAGCTCGGCCACGGTTGAGGACACCACGAGTTCGATGTCGACGCAGGACCCACCGAACGGCGTCGGCCTCTACGACACCTCGCTGTCACTGTCGCTGTCCGCGGACGATCAGGTAGCGCAGCGCGCCGGATGGGCGGTACATGCCGGAACGATTGACGAGGCGCGTTGGCCCACGATCTCGATCAACCTCGCACACCCCGACTTCGTGGCCGACGCCGACCTCACGCGCAAGGTGCTCACCGCGGACGTCGGGGATCGGCTCACGGTCGGCAACCCGCCGTCGTGGCTACCGCCGGATGACGTCGATCAAATCATCATCGGGACGAACGAAACGATCTCTCAGTTCGAGCACACGATCACGTTCGTCTGCGAGCCCGCGGCTACGTACCGCTCGGCCACCATCGACGCCACGGTCGCCGAAGACGTCCGGTGGGACGCCGATAGCTCGCTCAACGGCGCGCACAACAGCTCGACGACGAGCCTGTCGGTCGCGCTCGACGATGGAATGCTGTGGAGCCACGGCGACGGCGACTTTGACATTGTGGTCGGGGGCGAGCGCATTACCGTTACGGCCATCAGCGGAACCTCGTCGCCACAGACCTTCACCGTGACGCGCAGCGTGAACGGCGTCGCCGCGAGCCATTCCGACGGCGATGCCGTGGTCCTTTTCAAGCCCACCTACTACATCCCCTGAGAGGCAGAGATGACCATTCTTGCCGGTGCCAAGCTAAAGGCCGCCGACCTCACCCTGCCCGACGAGGTTGCCGGGTACTCGGGTGGCACGAACACCGTCACGGCGACCACGTTCACGGACCTGCCGACGAATGCCTGCGCCGTCTCGATCACCAACCCGCACGCCACCGCCGACATGCTCGTCGCGGTGCACTGCGGGCACTGGATCAACCTTCCGGCATCCCCGGCGTTCACCCGGGCCTGCCCGAGGGTGTCCGGCTCGATCACCATCGCGGCAGGGGTGACGTCGGTGGGCGGCGGGCACGCCGGATGGGGCATGATTTGTGGGACGAACGTGCAGGGGAACGTGCAGCACTCGGGATACGCGACCTACACCCTGCCCGCCGGAACGGCCACGTTCACGATGCAGGCGTACAAGGACAGCGCGGCTGCGGGCACGCATCAGGTGAATTATTCCGTGATCCAAGTCACGCCGTTGAGGTACCTGTTCTAATGGGCGCAGAACTGGCCCCGCCGGTGCCAGACGAGCCGCCCGCCGACGAGCCGTGTCCAGTGAAGGGCTGCCCGAAGCCGCAGGCGTACCCGGGCGCCGGGGGCTGCGTGAGGCACCTGCGGCGGGCGCCGTGAGCGAGCCCGACTTCGATCCCGTTGCATTACTCTCTGTAGCGACTCACCCCCCCCCATCTAGCCGCTTGCGCAAGGCAACGATCATCAGCACGGTAGGGAGCAACACCCTCATCCGGGGCCAGGGCGAGAGGATCAAGGCTAGATGACACCCGAAGCGTGGCAGGCGATCTCGGCCATCGTCGGCACCATCGGCGCCGTAACGAGCGCCGTCGCCGTCGCGCTGATCACGGGCCAGCGGGGGCAGGTCAAGCGCAGCGCGGACGCGGCCGAAGCCGCCCGCGACGAGGCCACGGCCGCCAAGGACAACACCGCGCCGATCTCGAACGGCTTCGCCCGCAGGACGACCGAGGTCCTCGCTAGCCTCGACCGCCGCAGTAAGGCGCACGAGGCCCGGCTGGCGTGGCTTACGGACGCGCTCGGGCAGCACCTCACGATGCACGGGGCGGCCGAGATCCTGCGCTCGAACGGCCGCGCCCCGATGCCCTCGCACTGGTGGCCGCAGGCCGACGACGCGAACGAGGCGGCCCTGTTCGGCTTCGGCGACCTCACCCCGCCGGACGAAGGGCCGTCCTCCCCCTGATCCGGTGACCTGCGGGAGCGACCCGGAAGTGCGACACTCCGGTCAGTATCGTGATCCGTGGGCTACCGAGGATGAGGCATGACGCGAGCGACCACGTTCCCCCCGGCCAACCGCACTGCGCAGTGGTACGCCTCGAAGTACCCGGGGGCAGCCTTCGATGTGGTCGAAAAGCTCTTACTGCACACGACCGAGGGCTCGGGCTGGCCCGCCTACTCGGGTGGCGCCATCGCGCCGAACCTGACCGCCCTTCCGGACGTCGCGAACCGGCGGCTCATCTGGCGGCATCACTTCCCGATCAACATGTCGAGCCGCGCGCTCGCGCACACCCGGACGCAACCCACCAACGGCGACCACGTGGTGCAGGTCGAACTCATCGGCACCTGCGTGCCGGGAGGCCCCGGGCTCTACTGGCCCGGCGTTCCCGATTGGGCACTCGAAGGGGTCGCCGAGCTCGCGGGATGGCTCAACGTCGAGTGGGGCTTGCCCTTGCAGTCCTCGGTCGCCTGGCGGGCGTACAACGCCTCGGGCGACGGCCAGCGGCTCAGCGACAGTGCCTACAACTCCTACCGGGGCATCCTCGGCCACGAGCACGCGCCGCAGAACAACCACCGGGACCCGGGGGCGCTCAACGTTGCCCGGATCGTCCAACTAGCGAGGGGAAACGCAGTGGCACGCACACTGACCGACGACGACATTGCCGCTCTCGCGGCGAGCCCGGTGTTCCGGGGCGCCGTGACCAACGCCGTATGGCGGGCCGGGTGGGGCGGCGGCCGTCAGGACGGAACGACCGAGTACGCCGACTGGCGGCTGTGGGCCGCTTCGCACCCCGAGGCGGCGGCCGGGGTGAACGCCGCCGCCGTGGGCGCCATCACCGAGGGACCGCTCGTCGAGGCCGTGGCCGAGGCCGTCGTCGCCAAGCTCGGCGGTGGACAACTCAACGTGACGCTCAGCCTCGCGCCGCAGGCAATCAAGGACGCCGTGCGAGAGGTGCTCATGGAGGGGACCGGCGGCACCCCATGAGTGCCTACGGCCTCATGCGCAAGAGGCCCGACGAGCGCGACTACCGGTTCGCCCCGCCGAACCGGTGGGACGGCTCGACCGAGGTCGACCTCGCCGGGCTCTTCCCTGAGCGTCCCTACGATCAGGGGCAGCTCGGCTCGTGCGTCTCGCAGGGCACCGCGGGCTGCGCGGACTTCGCCCGCGTCCGGATGGGGCTCGCCCCGATGGACCGGCCCTCGCGGCTGTTCTTGTACTACGAGGGCCGTCGGCTGGCGGGGTACCCGCTCGGGCAGGACACCGGGCTACAGATCCGGGACGGCTTCAACGCGCTGGCGAAGTCCGGCGCGGCGCACGAGCCCCTGTGGCCGTACGAGATCGAGCGGTTCGCCGACCGGCCTGACGGCACCGTCTACGCCGACGGGCTGCTTAACCAAGCGCTCGCCTATGGCTCGGTCGAGCCGGGGCAGATCGACGACGCCATCGCCTCGGGCTACCCGGTCTGTTTCGGCTTCGACGTCTACGAGTCGTTCGAGACGCAGGACGTCGCCTCGAACGGCGTCATGCCGGTGCCGGTCAAGGCCCGCGAGCAGGTGGTCGGCGGGCACTGCATGGTGTTCACCTCGACCCCCGTCCCCGGGACCGAGATCAGGGGCGGCGACCCACGGCGCCGGTACCGCAAGGCCCGCAACTCCTGGGGGCCGTCGTGGGGCATCCCGGACGACCCGGGGCATGTGTGGTTCCCAACCGACGAAGTGGACAACGGCGACTCTTCCGACTTCTGGATCGTCACCACGATGGAGGACCCGGGGGTTCCCGAGCCGCCCGGACCGGCACCGGACTACGCCGCGCTCGTGGCTGCCGTCGAGGCCACGATCGGCGACGCCGCCGTGATGCGGTGGCTCGGTGCCTGGCACTGCTGCGCCACACGGCGGGCCGCCGCCCGGCTCGAGTCGATCATCGATGCCCTACCGGAGGAGTGATCATGAACACTGCCCTCGCCGACGCGCTCGGCAAGGCCACCCGCAACGCTGTACAGGTGCTCGTGCCCCTACTGGCCCTCGTATCTGCGGGCACCATCACGGGCGCCGACGCGCTCGCGGTCTCGGTCGCCGCGGTCCTCGCATTCGTCGCCTCACTCGGCAAGAGCGCGCTCGACTGGCGCGCCGGGCCCGACGCCGGGCTGCTGCTGCGCATACTCGACCGGGTGGGCCCGGCCGCCGTCGGCGCCGTGCTGGCACTGTGGCCGACCAACTTCGCCGGGGCGCTCGCGGCCGATTGGCGGGCGATCGGCCTCGCGGCGGCCGGTGCCGCCGGTACCGCGCTGGT